GTAGCGGTATTGAAGTCCCAGCTTGATGTTCTGGCTCATTGACTGGCTTTCCTGCTGGGCAAGGCTCGCCATGATCGTGATCAGCACCTCGCCTTTAGCGTCCAGCGTGTTGATGGCTTCCTTCTCAGAGTAAATACAGAATTTAGTGTCTTTTAGGAATGTCCGAAAAGCCTTGATATTACTGGATTTCTTGCGTTTTGCCGTCCCCTGTTATTTAGTATCATCGAGCGAAAATAAGCGGCTTCTGATATATTTAAGCGACAAACAAGCGACAAATTTTAACCGCCCGGAGCGGTTCTTTTTTTGCCTTTTTTACTTTGCCTTGCGGAACAGCGCCATATCAATGGCCTGCATTGCCCTTGCTTCACTTTCCGCGAAAACGTGGCTGTATGTGTCAAGCGTGGTTTTCGTCGTGCTATGCCCTAATCTGTCCGCAATCACGCGGGCGGCAACGTCGGAGTTAATCAGCAATGAAGCGTGTGTATGCCGGAATGAATGCAGGTGTAAATCTTGCGGCAAGTCCGTTCCGGCAATGACCCGTTTCAGCTTTTGATTGATATTGCCGCCGAGGTAAAAGCCGCCTGACTTGTTCGTGAACACAAGTTCCGCATTTTTCCACGTCCCCGCCGCCTTGAACCGCTGCTTTGCCTGTTCTGCCTTGTGGCGTTTCAGCAAGTCAACGATGTATTCCGGCAAGACAATTCGGCGTGTGCTGTCGTCCGTTTTCGGTTCCTGCCTGATATATTCCCCGTCAACCCTGACAAGCGTGTGACGGATAAATAGCATTCCCGTTTCAAGGTTTATATCTTCCCAATACAGGGCGGACAATTCCCCGGCGCGTATGCCGGACGCAATCAGCAAGTTCACAATGACTTCAAATTGAAAATCATCCTGCCTTGAAAGCAAATCCAACAGTTCCCGGCATTGTGTTTCATTCAGATATGCGGCGGGCGCAGTATCGACTTTCGGCGGCGTTGCAAGTTTGCACGGGTTCCGGCGCATGATTTCTTTCTTGACCGCCGCCGTGAAGATTGCGGACAGGTTCAATTTCAGCTTATTTGTAGAAGCCCCGGACAGGCCGCGCTTTACCGTCATATCGTCAAACAGCTTGTTCAAGGGCATCCCCATTGCCGCCGCTATCTTTTCCGCGTGGTCACGCCCCATTGTCTTTTGCTGCAAGGCGGTATATACGGCGGAACGGCTGACCCCTGCTTTGTCTGCAAGTTCCTGACGCTTCACCCCGGCAAGCAGGGATTTATCTTTCAGACGGAAAGACTGTTCCATATTGCCGGATTTCTGCAATTCTGCAAACAGGCTGTCGAGCATGGGCGGCGTGATGTTCTTTAGCTTTTCATGCCCTAATACCGGGATTATGTGGTCATAAATCCCTTTGCGGTAATTTACAAGCACGTTCTGCTTTAATGTGGACGGCGCGACCGTTTCATAATACCATGCCGCCAATTCTGAAAGCGTTCTGTTTTCGTCAAGGGCGACATAGCCCCGGATTTTATCTTCCCATGTGGCGGCGTATGCCTTTGCGAGTTTTTCCGCTTTCCCCGGCGTTACCCCGTCCGGCGGACGGAATGTTGTTGTTTTCTTGCGCTGCTTTCCGTTTTCATCATAGCCCATGTATGCGGTTATGGTGTACGTTTCGCCGCGCTTTCTGATACTTGCCATTTAATCACCCCCTTTTTCATCGTTGCGCGTGGTTAGTTCGTTATACATTGCCTGCAAGTCCCTTGACAAGAAATCAAGCAGAAAAGTTTCAAGGGCTTGCGTTGCTTTCCATGTGGAATATTCACGCCTGTCTATATCTTCCTGTGCGCCGTTCTGCTGCCAATAGCCCGCCCGTTCAATGGCGGTATAGAAATCCTTGTCACCGAGCAGGCAGTCAAGCAGGGGCAGCATATAGGGACTATCTTCAAAATACCCGTTCTTTACAAGTTTGAGATTTTCAACGGTTCTTTCTGAAAATCCGAGCATTTCCCGGACGGGAATATCTTCAAGAATGGTTCCTGTAATAAGGAAGTCCGTTGTTACATTGAAATATTCGGCAATCTTTAACAGCTTGTCCACGTTCGGCTGTGTTTCGCCCGTGCAGTACAGGGAAAGCGTTTGCGGGCGGACACCGACGGCGGCGGCAAGCTCTTTCTGTGTTACGCCCTTGCTGTCCATGAGTTCCCGGAGCGTCGCCGCGAAATGGGAATTATACAAATCAATCTTTGAACCTTTTCTTGTGTTCGGCATCGTCTTTCCTCCCTTAATGACGGTTTTCTTGAACATGCAAAAGATAGAACAAGAAAACTTGACTTAGCAGACGAACCTGCTATAATGCCATTATAGACAGGGAAAACGCCTTTGTCAAGAGGTTATCGCAAGAAAACCGAAATTATTTGAAAGGAGGGCGCGACCGTGGAAGAAAAAACGGCATTGACCATAAAGGAAACGGCGAAAGCCTTTAATTTCCCGGAATTTGCTATCAGAACACTTGTGAAACGCGGGGCGTTCCCCGTTATTCAAGTGGGAAACCGCTGCTATATCGTGCGCAGCGTATTTGAAGAATATCTAAAGACGGGGGGCGAAAAATATGCTGCTTCATGTTGACGGGAAGAAATTCAAAATCAAGCCGACCGGAATTGAAATCGGCGGCATAAAGGCGCGTTTCACAAAGGCCGAAAGCGTGAAAGACCTGACCGTCAAGCAGATTGCAGCCGCCCTGACAGCCGGAAAGACCATTCAGCCCGGCGTAACGCCTTTTTCAGAGGCAAGCCGAGCAGCGGAGAAGAAAGGAACCGTCAAGGAAGATTTCACGCGGCAGACCGCGTTTCTTGACGACATAGACAACAAGCGCAAGGACGTTCCGATTGAAACCCCGGCGCACGTTGCCGAGGTATTAGCCGTCTACAATCTGAAAGCCGCGTTTATGTATGAAACATTCAACAGCGCGGCGGGAAATCAGCGGTTCCGTTTCTGCCTTGTATCGGATGAAGCATTTACCGACAAGGACGAGCGCGACCGGGTGCAGCTTGCCCTTATTACACTGTTTTCGCAATCCGATGTGACTTGCACCAATGCGGACAGGATATTTTTCGGAACCGATAAAGGCTTGCTTGACGATTACACGGACTTTGACGCGGTATGCAGGAAAGCCGACCTGTTAGCCCTTGCGGACGCGCTGAATATTCCCGCCTGCCCGGAACAGGCAGAAAAAGAACAGGCAGCGCAGGCGGGCAACAAAGCCCAATGGACGAAATACGGGGAAATCATTCCCGTAGGCGAACGGCACGGGACGCTTGTTAGCTTTGCGGCATCCGTATTGAAGAAATACGGCATTTGCGAACAGGCGCATGAAGCCTATATGCAGCGCGTGGCGCAATGCGAGGAACCGAAACCGGACGCGGAAATTGAAAAGATATGGCGTGACGCCTGCAATCATTATCAGAACAAGATTGCGACTGACCCGGAATATCTGACCCCGCCGGAATATGTGGCGCAGGAGTTCACGCAGAGCGTTGAACCGTCGGACTATACCGACGTGGGACAGGCGCAGTTATTTTTCAATCAGTACAGCGACGCGGTTCGATATAGCGCGGCAACGAAATGGCTTGTGTATAACGGCATGAAGTGGGAAGAAAGCGAAATCAAAGCCCACGGATTAGCGCAGGAATTGACCGACAGGCAGCTTGTAGAAGCCCGCAAGCGCATGAAGAAAGCCCGCGCAGCACTGGACAAGGCAGTTGAAGCAGGCGACGAGGAAAAGCAGGACGCGGCGAAAGCCGCCGTAAAAGCCGCCGAGGGGTTCCGGGCGTTCGTGTTAGGCAGGCGGAAAACAAGCCGCATTTCGGCAACCCTGACAGAAGCGGAACCCGCCGCCGAAATCGCCGTTGCGGAACTGGACAAAGACCCGTTCTGCATAAACACGCCCGCCGGAATTGTGGACTTGCGCACGGGCGATATTCGACCGCACAACCCGGAAGATTATTGCACGAAAATAACCGCCGTCGCCCCGTCCCTTGACGGTATGGATATATGGCTTGATTTCCTTGACCGTATGACTTGCGGCGACCGGGAATTGCAGGAATATCACCAAACCGTTGCGGGCATGCAGGCCGTCGGCAAAGTATTTGTCGAGAACCTGATTATTGCAACGGGTATCGGCGGCAACGGCAAAAGCACGTTCTATAACGCGCAGGCGCGTGTTATGGGCGACTATGCAAGCAGCATTTCGTCGGACGTGCTTATTACCAACAGCAGGAAAAACAAGTCCCCGGAAATGGCGGAATTGCGCGGCAGGCGCTTTGTCATTGCGGCAGAACTGGAAGAAGGCAAGCGCCTTGACACGGGCGTTGTCAAACAGCTTTGCAGTGTTGACATGATACGCGGCGAAAAGAAGTTCAAAGACCCGTTCGATTTCATGCCGTCACATACCATTGTTCTTTACACAAACCATTTGCCGAAAGTGGGAACCAACGACAAAGGAACGTGGGACAGGCTTGTTGTAGTCCCGTTCAATGCCCGGTTCCGCGGCATGAAAGGCGAAATCTTCAATTATGGCGACTACCTGTTTGAACACGCGGGCGGCGCTATCCTGACATGGATTATTGAGGGCGCACGGAAATTCATTGCCGCGCATTACCGCATTGAACAGCCGGAATGCGTCAAGCAGGCAATCCGGGAATACCAACAGCAAAACGACTGGTTCCACAACTTCATTGACAACCGTTGCGAAATCGGCGGCAGCTATACCGAGGGGGCGCAGGATATGTATTTGAATTACCGTGCCTATTGTGATGAAGTGGGCGACTACAAGCGCAGCGCGGCGGAGTTCAAAAACGAAATGCTGAAAGCCGGGTACAAGTGGCACAAAAGCAAGACAGGCGCGGCGTATTACGGCATTCGGCTTGCGTCGGACTTTCTGCCAGAAACCCTTGATATTCCGCCGCTTGCGTGCAGCGGGTGACGGAGGGTGACACACGATTACAACCTTTTTGAAATTCAAAATTGACCCTTTACGGGGGAAGATTGTTGTTGTCCGTCACCGTCCGTCACCACCCCCCGGCAAGCATGAAAAACCGGGGCGGCAGGACACCGGCGCAGGAGTTCATTTTTCCCCCGAACGAAAAAAATCATTTTGAAAGGAGCGAAAGCGCATGAGCATTTTTGACAGACTGCTAAAGCGAAAGCCCGCGCAGGGGCAGACGGTAATAGAGATAGACAACGGCTTTACCGCCTTTTCCGGGACGGCATACGGCAACGCAGCGTTCCGCGCAGCCGTGGACGCAATCGGACGGCATACGGCGAAATTGCAGGCGCACAGCGGCGACACAAGGCTTGAAACCCTGCTGAATGAAGCCCCGAACGCCTATATGACAGGCTTTGACCTGATGTATAAAACGGCGGCGGCATACTTCACGCATAACAACGCCTTTATGCTGCTTGCCCGTGACGACGGCGGGCGCGTTGCGGCGGTTTATCCTATCTGCCCGCAATCCGTGGAGTTCAAGCCCGGAACGGACGGCGCGGTTTATATGGAATGCCTGTTCCCGGACGGCAAGCAGGTGACATTCCCCTATGCGGACATTATACACTTGCGGCGTCATTTCCTGACAAACGACCTGTTAGGCGATAACAACGCGCCGTTATATCCGCTGCTTGATACCGCGCAGACCCTGACACAAGGCATTGCGGCAAGCGTGAAGAACGGCACAAGCATCCGGGGCGTTCTGAAATTCACGTCACTTGTCAACCCGGCGCAGGTAAAGACGGAAAAAGAACAATTCGTTTCGGATTATTTCAACCCGTCCAATTCCGGCGGCATTGCGGCGACCGACCAACGCTTTGACTTTGTACCGACCAATGTAACCCCGTACACAATCCCGCAAGAACAGGTTGAAGCCGTGAACAGCCAAATATACGACTATTTGGGCGTAAACGGGAAAATCATTTCCGGCAGCTATGACGAAAACGCATTCACGGCGTTCTATGAAAGCGTTGTGGAGCCGTTCGCAATGCAGCTTTCACAGGAATTTAAGCTGAAATGCGGCGCGGAAATCCTGTTCACGGCGGAACGCATGGAATTTTCAAGCGCGGCAACGAAAATCAAGCTGCTGCATGAAGCCGCGCCGTTGGGCGTTCTGACTATCAATGAAGCCCGTAAACTGTTGGCATTACCGCCCGTCGAGGACGGCGACAGGCGTTTGCAATCCTTAAACTATGTTTCCGCTGACAAGGCGGACACATACCAACTTGAAGAAAGCGAGGTAAACACAGATGAATGACACACAGACCCGTTGTTATGAAGTCCGGGCGGCAGAAAAGCCGCTGACCCTGACGGGCGTTGCCGTGGTTTTCAATCAGCCCGCGAAAATCGGCACAATGACAGAGGTTATTTCCCCTGACGCATTGCGCGGCGTGGACTTGAACGACATTGTTCTGATAACCAACCACGACGGCGGACAGATACCCCTTGCGAGAAGCCCGAAAACCCTTGCCCTGACCGTCACCGAACAGGGGCTTGAAATGACGGCGACCCTACCCGACACGGAGCAGGCGCGGGCGGTATATGAAGCCGTGAAGCGCGGCGACCTGTCGCAGATGTCCTTTGCGTTCGATATTGGCGCGGCGGACTATGACGAGCAGACGCAGACCCGCACAATTACCCAAATCAGCAAAGTTTATGAAATCAGCATCGTAAACTATGCCGCATACACACAGACCCATGTAACAGCGCGAAACGCGCAGGAGGAGGAAAAAACTATGTTCAATCCCATTACCGCAAGCCTTGAGAAAGGCAGCATCAACACCGACACCCACAACGCCCCGGAATACCGCAGCGCATTTTTCAAGCGCCTGTTGGGCAAGGAACTGACCGACGGCGAAAGCCGCGCCTTTGAAGCGGCGCAGGCGGAGAAACGCGCCGACGCTTTCAACACCCTGTCCAATTCCGCCGCCGTCATTCCGACCACGACTTTGAATGAAGTTGTGAAGCAGGCGCGGGGCATGAACGGGCTTTACAACGAAATCCGCCTGTTTTCCGTCCCGAACAATCTTTCCGTCCCCGTGGGAACCCCGACCGACGCGGCGGCATGGCATACCGAGGGCGCAGCCGTTGACCGCACGAACGTGACGACCGCCGCCGTGACCTTTACCGGGCGCGAGTTAATCAAGGTGCTTTCCCTGTCCGCCGCCGTCAAGCGCATGGACACGGCAGCATTTGAAAACTATCTGACCGCCGAACTGAAAAGCTGCATTGCGGACGCAATCGGCGCGGCAATCGTCAACGGAACGGGCAGCGGACAGCCGACGGGCATTCTGTCCGGCGTGACGTGGAACAACGGCAACCGCATTCAGACCGCCGCCCTGACCGCTGACAATCTGCTTTCCCTTGTAGCGCTTTTGCCCGCCGGGTATGCAGCCGGGGCAAAGTTCGCAATGTCCACGGCAACCCTGTTCGGCAGCGTGTACCCGCTGAAAGACGGCGACGGGCGTTATTTCTTCACGGACGCGGAGCGCGGCGGCAACCGCCGTCTGTTCGGCTTTGAAATCGTCCTTGACGACAATATCCCCGCCGGAACTATCCTGTTCGGCAATTTCCGCTATTACGGCGTGAATATCCCGCAGGGCGTGGCAATCGAGGTTAGCCGGGAAAGCGGTTTTACAAGCGGACTGATTGATTACAGGGCGCTTTGCATCGCGGACGCCAAGCCCATTGTTCCGGGCGCGTTTGTCAAACTGGAAGTAAACGCAGCCTGACAAATACGGCGGAAAGGACGGTAAAGCATAATGATTTTCACGATTGAAGAAGCCCGCGACATTTTACGGATAGACGGCAGCGACAACGACGGCATGATTTATGCTTTACTGTCCGCTATCCCGCCCTATCTTGAAGCAACAACCGGGTATCAGTCCCCGGACGGCACGTTTTCACCATTGGCGCAGACGGCGGGGCGGTTCCTGTTGTGGTTATGGTATTACGGCGAAAGTTCCGATACGGACAAGGTTCAAAGGGTAATTGACAGCCTTTTGAAAGCCCTGTCCGGGGAACGGGCGACGGAATGACGCAGCGCGAATTTTACCATTCGCGGGCGTGGCGGCAACTGTCCAAAGCGTTCCTAATGTCAAAGCATTACATTTGCGAGCGTTGCGGACAGCCCGCCGAAATCGCCCACCACAAGCATTATCTGACCGCCCAAAATATCACAGACCCGGACATTGCCCTAAACCCGGAAAACCTTGAAGCCCTTTGCCAAAACTGCCATAACATAGAGCATTTCGGACAGGGCGGCGCAACGGCGGCGGGGCTTGCGTTCGATGAAAACGGAAATCTATATCAGAAAGGAACGATTGATTATGAAAAAGTCTTTTAATGAAGCCTATAACGCAGAACGGGAACGCGCTATTGTGACCCTTTACAATTCCGTCCGCCGGTTCCGCGCCGTACTGGATAGAGAAGCAAAGAACGAATGCTTTGTTGACGAGGAAAGCGCGGAACTTTTGCAGGCGTATGTTCCGGCGCAGCTTGCCCTGCTTGACCTGATGAAAGAAGAAAGCGAGGAAACCGACCATGAATGAAACCTATATCGAGGAATTGCGGCAGGAAATCAATTTCCTGTTCGGGGAAATCGTCTATTTGCAGAAAGAAATTGAAGCCGCCCGGAAATGCGGCGACACGGACGAATACACCCGGTTAATGCGGGTATGCCTGCCCGTACAGAAACAGTATTTGAAGCTTTGCGCGGACTTTGAGAAGCGGGAACAGGCGGAAAACGACGTTGACCCCCTGACCGCCTTTAACACCCCGGTATGAACTATATCACGGAATACAACAGCCTGCTGCAATCCGGCAAAATCGTTGCTTCTAGGCGGGTAAAACAGGTATATGCCCGCCTTGCGGCAGCGACCGCCGAAACGTCCGGGGAATATATTTTTGACGAAAGCCGCGCAGACCGCCCCGTTGCCTTTATAGAACGGTTCTGCAAGCATTCTAAAGGCGAATGGGCGGGGCAGGGTATTTCCCTTGAACTGTTTCAGAAAGCGTTTATACAGGCGTTATTCGGCTTTATAGACCGTGAAACCGGGTACAGGCAATACAGGGAAAGCTTTTTCCTTGTGGGGCGCAAAAACGGCAAGTCAACTTTGCTTGCGGGGCTTGCCCTGTATATGCTGACAAGCGACGGCGAGGGCGGCGCGGAGGTTTACAGCACGGCGACCAAATACGCGCAAGCCCGCCTGTTGTTTGATGAAGCGCACAACATGATAAAGCAATCCCCGGCGTTGTCAAAGCATTTCAGAAAGCGGAAATCAGACCTGTATTATGAACCCACAATGCCAAAGTTTCAACCCCTTGCCCGCAATTCTGACACGTTGGACGGCTTGAACGCAAGCTTTGTTATCATGGACGAATTGCACGGCGTAAAGGACAGAAACCTTTATGAAGTCATGCGGCAAAGTATGTCTGCAAGGCGGCAGCCGCTTTTAATTATGATAACGACCGCCGGAACCGTCCGGGAATGTATTTTCGACGATATGTATAATTACGCGGCGCAAGTTGCGGACGGAACCATTGCAGACCCCCATTTTCTGCCCGTCCTGTATGAATTGGACGACCGCAGCGAATGGACAGACCCGGCGGCATGGATAAAGGCAAATCCGGCGTTAGGAGCCGTCAAGAAAATAGACGACCTGACGCAAAAGGTGGAACGGGCAAAGCAGAACCGGGGCGAACTGTCCGGCGTTCTGTGCAAGGAATTTAACGTCCGGGAAACCGTTAAAACGGCGTGGCTTGCCTTTGATGAAATCAACAATACAGAAACCTTTGACATTGAAGCATTCCAGGGCGCGTACTGCATCGGCGGCGTTGACCTGTCCATTACAACAGACCTGACTTGCGCAAGCCTGCTATTGATGAAGCGGGGCGACGACCGGAAATATATCTGTCAAATGTACTGGATACCCGCCGCCCGCCTGCAAGAGCGCGTGACACAGGACAAAATACCCTATGACAAATGGTTCGACCGGGGCTTGTTACGCCTTTGCGACGGGAACAGCATCAATTATTCCGATGTAACGGCGTGGTTCGTGGAAACCGTGAAGCAATACGACCTGTTCCCGGCATGGGTGTATTATGACAGCTATTCCGCCCGGTATTTCGTGGAAGAAATGCAAATGCAGGGCTTTAATATGGTTCGCTGCATACAGGGCGCAAAGACGCTTTCCCTGCCTATGCAGATGTTAGGGGCAGACTTGCAGGCGCACAAAGTCATATACAACAATAATCCGGTTTTGAAATGGTGCTTGACAAACACGGGCATTCAAACCGACCGCAACGGCAACATAGTTCCCATAAAGAACCAATCGCCGAAACAGCGCATTGACGGAACGGCGGCGCTGCTTGATTGTTACGTCGGACTGTATGAGCATTACAACGAATACACAAGCGCAATATAAGGGGGCGAGGGTATGAAGCTAAAAGACAAGCGCATTGAAATACAGGAAAGCCGTTATGTTACTGACAGATACGGCAACAGGATAAAACAGCTTGTGACCGTGGCGACCGTGTGGGCGTATTTTCGGCAACTTTCCGGGAATGAGATATACAGGGTAACGACGCAGGCGCAGGAAACAGTATTGTTCCAAATCGCATACCGCACGGACATAACGACGAATTGCAGCATTGTTTACAAGGGGCAGACCTATAACATTACCCGCATTGATGTTTTTGAGGGCTACAGGAACGACCTTGTTCTATACTGCAAGACGGAATGACAAGGGCGGAGCATAAAGCCCCGCCTGTTTAGTTTTCTGAATTCAATTAATATATTAGAATAGAAGAATCCGAATAACCATGTTCAGTTAGTTTTAATTGTACGGTAAACTTATTGTTTACCGTCGCATTAAACTGGTTCTTATATGAAACCGTGCCTTTAATTGTGTATATACCTGTGGACGCCGTATATGTGACCGTAGAATTTCCATATGAACTAACCTTAACATTACTAAAATTATATAGTTCTCTTTCTACAACATCCGTTGCACAATTCCAAGCGTCTTGTAAATTTTTATCAGACGGTTTGACATCCTGTTTACTCCCGCCAGAGGAAATCTTTTCTCCATTTTTGTGAACCAACTCTCCGTTGATATAGGTATCGACTTGTTCATAAGACGATTCATTTCTGTCAGTAACTCTAATCCCGCTACTTGTTTTAAAACGCGAATCTGCAAAAACATCTAAGACATCTTCGATTGCATATGCTGCAAGCGATTTTTCAATATAGTCCAAATCATCCCGTGCATCACATGAAAAAACCACACTGAAGCGGTAATCAGCGGTATATGTACGCTTTGCTTTTTCGATACTTGTAATTTCGTATTGTATGTTGTTTAATCCATATTCCTCAGCGTTGTGGCTGCTATATACCTTCTGCAAATTCTCATCTATAACAGCGCTAACCTCATTAAAAATCTCTTTTTCATTTCGGTGGGATGTATACAGATTAAAAGCAACTATAGCCCCAACCACAACAACTAATACTATCAAAACAATAATACCTTTTTTCTTCATTATCAACTATCCCCTTTGATCGTTTTCAATAATTGTTTGCTTATCACAGTATCTATTTACGCTACGAACCTTGTTATCTAACAAATTTGTCAGAAGCTGTCCCCGTTCTGCAATCTGTTTAACTTGTTCGTGATCATATGGTATCTTAGCAAGGTTATGAATCAGAACGTCTCTATCACGCTTCCATATTTCAATATCACCTATCAATTCTAAAGTGATTCTTTTTCGTATATAAGGGTTAGAAAATGCCGAATGGCTTTTCAATTTGTTCAGTTTTGCAGAAAGCTTTAATTCCCATCCTCTATTATCCACATATTTGACACCCGAGTGTTTGAGAACTGAAAGACATCTGTCCTCCATGATAGCGTATTCAATGAAAATAGCCTCATAATAAAAACCAGCTTTCATTGATTTACTTAAATCAGCTTTCATCTTTTTATATGTTTCGTACTTTTCTATATTTTTACTGTCACCCATCATCGAGAACCCCGTTTCTCAGTTTTATAGGAGTTGTTAAGCTATGTCAACTCTCAGCATGATATGGCAAGGCATAATAAATCATTTTTTATTATACTACAGCTACCTGTCATTCTCAATAGGCAATCTATGAATATCTGTGGATATTTCCGAGTATCTTTTAGTATCTGCTTGCAGATTTAAGCGACAAACAAGCGACAAATCAGCATAGTAAAACGGCTAATACCATTTAATTATAAGGACTTTAGCCGTTTTTCATGTTCTCCTTTTCAAAATAAATCGGAATGTGCAGGGCGAGCAGTTTTCTTACCAGCTCTAAGCAGTCCGTAGTGTTCCGGCTGAATCGGCTGATGGATTTTGTGATAACAAAGTCCACTTTACCGGCCTTG